AGCCGCTCGAAGGATATGACAAGCTGATCATCGTGGGCGGAAAGACGATGGAGAAGCAATAGGGCCGCTGCAACACGACAGAGAGACACGACGGAACGAGAGAAGCGCGGAAGAGCGGGAGGGTGGAAGAGCGGGAGGACCGCGGCACAGCCGTGGCAAACCGGACGGCTAACGCACAAAGGCGACACCGCGGCGGCTTAAAGCCGCCGAACACAACGGAGCGCACCAACAAACACAACGGAGCGCACCAAAGGAACGGAAGGAGCACGCAAGGGGGACGGGCACGGTGGCGAAAGCGGGGACGGAAAGGATTTGTAGGATATAAAGGACATTAAGGAATATGGGAAAGACGATATATAAAAGAAACAGTACCGGTGAGCTGCGGGCAGAAGGAGACGCCCGCACTCTGACCGGATATCCCATTGTGTTTGGCATGAACAGCGTGGACTTGCCGGACTCTGACCATGGCTGGGTGCGCGAGGTGATCGAGCCTGGGGCCGTGACGGATGAGCTGCTGAGAAGCGACGTGATCTGCAATATCAACCACGACGATGATCAGATGATAGGCCGGTGTACGGACGGCAAAGGAACGCTGAGGCTGGAACGTGACGAGCATGGCGTGAAGATGAGCGTTGAGGCTCCCAATACGGTGTATGGGGACATTGCCTACGAGGGGACGAAACGCGGTGACTTCCGCGGCATGAGCTTCGCCTTTTGGCTGGACGCTGACAAGGACGTGAGCTATACAAGAGAAAAGGCGGACGGCAAGGAAGTGTGGGTGAGACATATCAACAACATCAGAGGCTTGATGGACGTGAGCATCGTGACACGACCGGCATATCCGGACACGGAGGTGGACGCAAGGGCACAGAAAGAGCCGGCGCAGGAACCAAAAACGGAGCCGGAGGCGAGAAGCGAGGAGATGAAACGCGACTGGGAGCTGATCGAGAAGGCTAAGAAGGGGAGCTAAGCGAGAGCCATGACACAGCAAAAGGGCCACGGCAGAGCGAGAGGACCGCGCCACAGGCGCGGCAAACCGGACGGCTGACGCAAAGTGAGGCACACGGAGACGACAAAGGCGGACGGAGAGGCGGAAACGCAGAAAGCCGGTGCCAAATTTTTGAGGGAAACGGAAATTAACGTTTTGATTATATACTTTTAACATTAACCATAAAGAGACGATAGAATGACAAGGGAAGAGTACAGACAAGCAGCAGCCCGCAGAAGCGAGATCCGCAGTGAGATGAGCGAGCTGCAAGGGCTTTTGGCAAGAGAGAACCGCCCGATGACGGACGAGGAGCGCAGCCACTTCAACGAGATGCGCGGTGAGGATGACCGCCTTGCGCTGGAGTGCCGCGAGTATGAGATAGAGCGCAGCATGGAGCGCCAGAGCCGTGCAGCGTCGGTGCGCAACGAGAACAACGCAGAGGTGAACTTCGGCCGTCTGATGCGATCTATCGCAAGCGGCCGCGGCGTGCCGGAGGATCTGTTGAACCTTCGTGACGCTGAGGGAAACTTCCGCTTTGACTATAACCAGGCTGACGCTCAGCTGCGCGAAGGAGAACCGACAGCGGGAGCCATTCAGACGGCAGACACAGCAGCGTCGATCACTCCGGTGTATGTTCAGGACTATATCAAGGAGCTGACCCCAGCCACGGTGATCGGTCAGGTAGGCGCAAAGATTCAGAGCGGCATCAGCGGCCAGTGGAACTTCCCGACGGTGAAGGGTCTGAAGGCTACCTGGTACGGCGAGAACGAGGTCGTGAAGGCTCAGACACTTGAGTTTGGCGTGAAGACGATCAAACCGCACCGCCTGCCTATCCGCGTGGACATCAGCCGCAGGACGATCAACCAGACGGCAGGCGCCGTGACGAGCATCGTGAAGGAGGCCATGCGCGTGAAGCATACGCTGGCACTGAACGAGGCGTTTGTGGCAGCAAGTCCGGCTGACAACGCTCCTACAAGCCCGTTTGCGGGTATCACAAAGGACAACACGCTTGCGGCAGCAGGCGACATCACTTCGCTGAACCGCGGTTTGTTCCTGAATCTTCGCTCGAAGGTGAACGCGGCCAACGTGCCGGTGAACGCTCCCGCGTTCCTGATGAACTGGGACGCCTACGCTCAGCTGGCCAACACGCCGGTGGACAAGGGCAGCGGGCGCTTTGTGCTTGACTTGCAGACCAACACTATCGACGGTGTGCCCGTAGTGGCCAACAGCCTTGTGTCCAATGGTACGGTGTACTACGGCAACTTCGGCTATGCGCTGGTGGGTCAGTTCGGCAACATGACGATGGGCGTGGACACGGGCTCTGTGAACGTGCTGAGCGCAAACGTGATCAGCATCGTGATCAACTCAGAGTGGGACTTCTTCGCTCCTTATCAGGAGGCGTTCGGAAAGATCACTTACACGACTGCGTAAGAAAGGGGCCGCTGCTGAACAGCGGTATACTGAACCTTGCGGAAGGAACGTCCCTTGCGGGAAGAAAACGGATGCAGAGAATTTATTAAATATATAATCTTGTTTTTCTGTGTGGCCGCAGCAACGGAGCGGGAGATGAAAGCCCAGCTGTGTCCTGCGGCCACTTTTTTTAGACTTGAAGGATATGGGGAAATATATAACGACGGCATTTCTGAGGGAACACAGCCGAATAGACACGGCGGACGCAAGCGAGGAATATCTGGAGCAGTGTATCGCTACGGCTGAGGCTGCATTGGCAAAGGACCTGCAAGTGGAGAGCCTCGATGAGGTGGCCAAGGACGGGAAGTTGCCGGGGGACCTGATGCGCGCGGGTCTGATGCTGGCGGCTACGGCGTACGAGAACCGTGAGACGGAGAGCCCGACGCAGCTTCATCCGGATCCGTTTTATTGGCACTTGGTGAGACGGCACGTGAAATACAGTTGAGAGTTGAGAGGTGAAGAGTTATGAGAGCGGGACTGATGAATGAACGGGTGACGATATGGAGCCCAGAGAAGCAGACGGACGGCTACGGCGCGAGCAAGACGACGTGGAAGAAGACGGGACTGCGGTACGCTCGCGTGAGCTATGGCAGCAGCGGGTTCGGCGTTCAGAATGGCGAGGCGGTGTATAAGAGCCAAGTGACGTTTGCGATGCGGTACACGGATAGTGTGAAGGAATACTCGCGGATGGAATGGGACGGGCGGATGTACCGGATCACGGGCATCGAGCGTTACCGGCAACGCGGGGAGATGAAGGTCATCGGGGAACTGATGAGCTAAGAAAAAGAAGGAGATAAACGATGGAAGAAGATGTGAAAAGGACTTCGCTGTCGGCAGGACTGGCGGTATTCGCTCTGCTGAAAGGTGAACTGGGAAATAGCGTGAAGAAGATCTACCCGGTGGTGAGCGACGAGAACGCGGAAATGCCGTTTGTGGTGTACCGACGGACTGGGATCAGAAGCGAGAACGTGAAGGGTTCGACGGCATTTGACTCGAGTACGATAGAGGTGAGCGTGTTCACGAAGGAATACGGCGAGGGCGTGGAGCTGATGGAGCGGATCCGTGCGGCGCTGGAGCATACGACGATCCAGTGCACGAAGGAAAGGGACGGCTTCGACATGATGGTGGGCTGCACAAGAATGATAGACTGCGAGGAGAGCTGGGACGCGGACTGCTATCGGCAGGATCTGACGATCGAGTGCAAGATATAGACAGAAGGGGCACGGAAGAGCGAGAAAGACACGACAGAGCGGGAGGACCACGGTACAGCCGTGGCAAACCGAACGGCTGACGCACACCCCTGGGACGCAACAGGGCAAGAGAGCCTCGCCACAGGCGCGGCAAACCGAACGGCTGACGCATAAGAAGGGAAGCGACAAAGGAGGAAACAAGAAAAGAAGGAGGAAACAAGGAAAGACAAAGGAGGAAACAAGGAAAGACAAAGGAGGAAACAAGGAAAGACAAAGGAGGAAACAAGAAAAGACAACAATAACGACAACAGAAATGGAGATTACAAGAGAACAGCTGTTGGGCATCATGCCTAACGCACGAAGCAGAGCGGACGTGTTTCTGCCTTACCTGAGACGGTATATGGTGAGATACGGGATCGACAACAGGATGCGGATTTGTCACTTTTTGGCTCAGATCGCGCACGAGAGCGGGGAGCTGAGATATACGAGGGAACTGGCAAGCGGCGCGGAGTATGAGGGACGGAAGGACCTGGGAAACACGAAGAAGGGTGACGGCGTGCGGTACAAGGGCCGCGGACTGATACAGATCACGGGGCGGGCTAACTACCATCAGATCAGCAAGAGCACGGGGATAGACTTCGAGGGCCATCCTGATTGGCTGGAACTGCTTCAGTGGGCGACGATGAGCGCTTGCTGGTGGTGGAAGATGCACGGGCTGAATGAGCTGGCGGATGCGGATTGCCTCACGGCGATCACGAAGCGGATTAACGGTGGTACGAAGGGACTGGAAGACAGACTGAAATACTTGGGACGGGCGAAGATGGTGATCAAGTGATGAGTGACGGAGTTTTTCACGCAATACTGGGGGAAGGAAACAAATAAATAAAGAAAAGACATGGAATACGGAATGAGCGACAAGGGAAGAGACGGATGGAGGAAATGTGAGCGTCTGAAGATGATTGGTGGGTGCCTGCTGGTGATAGCGCAGGTGGTGTGGCTGGTATCTCTCGTGCTGATGCTTTCAGGATGTACGACGACACGTTATGTGCCGGTGGAGAAGACTCGGACGGAATACCGGGACCGTATGCGTACGGTGTGCGATACGGTACGTGATACGATCATACGCTACAGTAGCGTGAAGGAGAAAGACAGCGTGACCGTGCGCCGACAGGGTGACACGGTGTATGTGGATCGCTGGCGGACGGTGTGTGCGGACAGATACGCAAGTGACAGAAGCGAGCGGACGTTCAGCAGGGCGGACTCGGCAGCAGCGGTGAGGTCGGACAGCGTGAGGATGAGGCCACAGAAGGAAGGGAAGCATTCCGGAGGGGGAACCGGCTGGCAGAGTAGGGCGTTTTTTGCCGTACAGGCGTTCGTGTTAGCGGTGACGTTTGTGGTTATTATCATGGGTTATTGGAAGCGGCGAAACAAATAACAGAAGAAGTAATGACGGAAACAACGATGTTTATCAGCTTTATGCTGGACGGTGACTATCACAAGGCGGGTATATGGATGCTGACGATAGCGATTATGGCGATACTGGTCATCATCGCTTCGATGATAGACTTGCACTGGGGCATCAGGGCGAGCAAGAAGATCGGACAGTTCAAGACGACGAGCTTTGGCCTGAGGAAGACGGTGAGCAAGGACAAGTGCTATCTGACGCTGTATTTCTTTGCGGTGATGATTGACGCTTGTCTGAGCTTCTTTGTGCCGGTGCCGATAGCGAGTATCCTGATGTGCGTGGGGGAGGTTGTCATCGAGGGGGTGTCGGTACATGAGAAGATGCAGCAGTTAAAAAGCCTTGACGTGGATCCTCTGACGGTGGCCAAGGCGATAGCGAACACGTACGGGGTGCAGGACGCGGAGAAGATCCACGGTATCGTTGAGGCTGTGGCAGAGGGGATGAGAGGCAAGAAGAAGGAGGCGGAAAGGAAATAGTAACGGAGAAACAATATAGATAAACCATTTAAAAGAAACAATTATGACAGAAACAGGAACATCAACAGGAACGGTAAAGAGTGGGTATGTGAATGGCTCGGACATGCTTTTGTATGTCGGGGATAAGGCTATCGGACACTGTACCAGTCACACCACAACGTTCGACACGGAGACGAAGGACCGTGCGGTGAAGCCTGAGGCGAGCAAGGGTCTGTCTTCGGGTCTATGGAAGTCAACGGGTATTACGGGCCTCTCGGTCTCAATCTCTTTCGAGGGTCTCGCCTTCTACAACGAGACGGAGTTTGGCCCCAAGGAGCTGCTTGGTGCATGGAAGACGGGCAAGCCGGTGAAGGTGAAGTGTATGGAGCGTGGCGCGACGACACCTTACCTGAGCGGGCAGTTTGTCATCACTCAGGTGGAGGAAGAGGCACCGGCCAACGATGACACGACGTACAAGGGTACGCTGAAGAACGCGGGCGAGCCTGATACCATCGACGAGACTCAGATCACGGAGACGGCGGCATAAAAAAGCTATTCTTTCATCATCCAGGGGCGGAGCGGCGAGAGACTGCCCGCCCCGTTTTTTGTATTGCGGCGGTTTGCAAGCCGCCGAACAGAACGGAGCCACATAGAAGGCAAAGGGACGGAGAGAGACGGCAGAAAGGCAAAGGAAAACAGAAGAGAAGAACAACGGACAAAGACGGAAAGACGGAATGACGGGAGGACCACGGCACAGCCGTGGCAAACCGAACGGCTGGCGCACAACGAGAACGAGAGGAAGGAAGAGCGAGAAGGACACAACAGAGCTGAAGGACCACGGCACAGCCGTGGCAAACCGAACGGCTGACGCACAACGAGAACGAGAGGAAGGAAGAGCGAGAAGGACACAACAGAGCTGAAGGACCACGGCACAGCCGTGGCAAACCGAACGGCTGACGCATAAAAAATAAAAAAGGAAAATAAAAAAGGAAAATAAAAAAGGAAAAGAAGTATGAAAACAAAAAAGATTAAGGTAGAGGGCAAGGAATATCCCATGCGTGCGACGATGGGAGCGATGGACATCTTCAAGAAGGAGACGGGCAAGGATCCGTCGGAGATGAACCAGGAGAGCCCTGTGGAGATGACGGTGTTTATCTATGGTTGCGTGAAGAGCGCGTGCCGCAAGGATAAGGTGGATTTTCCCTATACGCTGGAGGAGTTCATGGACTCGGTGGACGTGGACACGATCCTCTCTTGGGCTGACGAGCTGAGCGCGCTGACGGACAGCGGGGACGAGGAGTCAAAAAAAAAGGGAGAGTAGCGACGTATGAGGAGCTTCTGGGCTACGGGATTGGTGTTATGGGTCTGTCGGTGGATGACTTCTTAGGACTTGACACGGACGAGTTTTCCGCGGCGGCCAGGGCGTTTGGCGAGCACGAGGAAGAACTGGAACGTGAGCGGTGGGAGCGGATGAGGCTGTTGGGTGTGATGACCTTGCAGCCGTGGAGCAAGGGGAAGCTGACGGCGGAGAAGCTCTTGCCACTGCCATGGGACAAGAAGCCGCGGGATAGGAAGCCACTGCACAGCAGCGGCCTACGGAACAGAGCCGACGACACCATGAACGGGGCACGGAACAGAGCCGACGACACCATGGACGGGGCACGGAACAGAGCCGACGACACCATGGACGGGGCACGGAACGACGAAGAACAGGAAGAAAGACGGCTGACGAAGGCGGAACACAGGGCGAGGGCCGAGAAGATGCTCGAGCTATTGGGCGAAACGTACTGAAGACGATCATTAAAGGAAGAAAGACTATGAGCGAAACGATTTACGACGAGAACCATCCATTTGAGGGCAAGGAGTTTACCGACGTGCTGCGCGCCATGAACGCCCGTCAGCTGAAACTGACGCTCAAGAGTGCCTACCGCAAGGAGGGTAACAAGGTGAAGAAGATCGTGGAGGAGATAGCGGCCAAGGCGACGGCATCGGACGGCCCCCATGCGGGGAGCACGCTGCGACACGGCGGGAAGGTTGGCGCATCGGCCAGGTTGCGGGTTTACAGCCGTGGCGGCGGCTTCATGGTGGACGCGCGCGCCCATGGAGCACGTGGCGCGCAATACACGACATCAACGGGCAAGACTAAGCCGGTGCTTATGTGGGCGACGGAGGGCACGGCGGTACGCGGCCGCAAGAACTGGGGCGGCAAGGATCACGGCCACACCCGAAGAAAAGGTGCCTACCGCGGGCGTATGCCGAAATACGACATCATAGACCGTGCTGAGGCTCAGTCATTGGCTTTCGTGGAGAAGGACTTGGAGTCAGAGATAGAGGCGGCCGCGTGGAGACGTGCAAAAAAGATGGGTCTGTGACTCAGAGCCCACCCCACCACCAAGGCGTGGATCCGCTTTCAAGATCTTTTGTTCTTCCAAGTCCCATCCATCCGACAGGCGCGGCAAGGAAGAGAGCGATGAAGAAGCACCAGACAACCAAGTCGGTGTTGAGGGTGCAGAGCCCCACGAAGAGGACGCAAAGGTCGATGATGAGAAGAATGGAACACGCAGCGTGCACGGTCTCGTAGGCTTTTCTGTTTTTCTCGTCTTGTTTTTCTGATTTGATACTCATAAGTCAATGGCTTTGTTTGTGCAAAGATAAATATAAACGTCAAAAGTGTTGTTGACAAAACAGAATATTTATGGCAAAGGACATCAAATTTAACATAAAGCTGAACATAGACGGCAAGAACGTGGTAGTGCAGGCCTCGCAGAGCGTGAAGGAGCTGCAACGCAACCTTATGGCGGCGAAGACGGGCAGTCAGCGTTTGTCGGAGAGCATGATCCGTCTGAACCAGTTGACGCAGGCCTACACGAACATCAGTGATGCCGTTGGCTCTCTGAGCGGTCTGATGAACGGTTACATCTCGAAGGCGAACTCAGCCGCTGAGGCTCAGACGAAGCTGACGACGATCATGCGTCAGCGTATGGGTGCAACGGAGGCGGACACGGCGGCTATCAACGGTGCGGTGGCAGCACAGACGAAGTTAGGCATTGTGAGCGGTACGGTGCAGAAGAGCGGTCTGCAACAGCTGGCCACGTTCGCGAGCCAACGCAGTACGCTGATGACGCTATTGCCGGCAATGAATAATCTGCTGGCGCAACAGAAAGGGCTGAACGCGACGAGCGAGGACGCTGTAGGCGTGGCGAACCTGATGGGCAAGGCTCTCATGGGCAACGTTGGGGCACTGACCCGCGTGGGCATTACGCTCACCGACCATCAGAAGGAGCTGATCAAGACGGGGGACGAATACACAAGGGCCACGACGCTTGCTCAGGCTATCACGGACAACGTGGGCAACATGAACGCGGAGTTGGCGAAGACGGACGCGGGTCAGGTGAAGAAAGCGCAGATGGCGTTTGCCGGAATAGAGATGGCAATCGGCAGGCTGTTGTCTCCCATTCAAGGGATGCTGAACCAGTTTGCGCAGATAGGTCTTGCGATTAACGGAGTGGCCCGTCTCTACTCGGCAGTGCGTGCGCTGGTCGTGGCAATGGGAGTGGCAAAGGCAGTCTCAGCGGCATGGGCAGCGCGGTCGGTGATGTCAACGGCGATGACGAACGCCCTGACGGCTGCGTTCAACGGAGCGGCCATAGGGGCGACCACACTAAAATGGGCGATCCGTGGCTTGCTGTCGGCCACTATCGTCGGCGCGGCGATTACGGCACTGAGCGTGGCAGTGGAATGGCTGATGGAGAAGCTCATGGGGGGCAGTGACGCAGCGGAGAATCTCGGCCAGAAGGTGAAGGAGACGGGAAGCGCGTTTGATCAGCAGCGTCAGCAGTCACTTGCACCGACACTGGCCAAATATCAGGAGCTACAGACGAAATGGAAGTCGCTCAAGACGGCGCACGAGAAGAACCAGTTTATCAAGACGAACAGGGACGCCTTCCAACAGTTGGGCGTGAGCATAGACAGCGTGGGTCAGGCGGAGAGTTTCTTTGTCAGGAACACAAAGAGCGTTCAGGACGCGATGTATGCCAGGGCAGAGGCAGCGGCATCGGCAGCCCTTGCCGAGCAGGAGATGCAGAAGGCACTGGAACTCGAGGACAAGGTGACCAAGGACCGCTCCAGGGACAAGCGGAACTACAAGCAGCAGCACCACACGGGTCACACCGCCGACGACCTTGCTTTGGACATGCTGGTTGACAACGGTGGCATCAAGGTGACGAGCAGGGCCACACAAGCGGACGAGCGAGCACTGAGAGCCTCGCAAGAGCGCGTGAGAAGGTGGAACAGACGGTCGGCAGCGGCATCGGCGAGGGCGAACAAGGGACTACGGCCGTATAAGAGCAGCGGGGGAGGCGGGAGAGTCTCAACGGGTGGCGGCCGTGTCTCCACGGGCCGGGGCGGCAGCGTGAACACGGAGACGGAGAAAAAAGCGCTCATGGGGTCTTTGGACTGGTATGACCAACAGATGAGCGCTCTGCGAAAGAAGATATACGCCACGAACGATGAGGCTACGGCAAAAGGCCTACAGGCTCAATATGCCGATCTGGAAGAGAAGAGCAAGGCGCTGAAGGTAAGGATAGGCCTTGAGCAGCCGGAGAAGACGGAGGCAAGGAGCTATGTGGAGCAGCTGCAAGACAGTCTGCACGAGGCTCAGAAACAGATGGACAACGCCACGACGATAGATGCTCGGGTGACGGCATCGGCCAAGGTTGACGAGATACAGCACGAGATCGACGTGGCGACGAAAGGCGAGGTGAGCATAGCGGCGGACGTGGAGCCGTCGTATATCGTGAAGGGTTCGGAGGCGGATAAGCGTCTGAGCTATCAGAACGCCCAGCAGAAGGCGTCGAACGTACAGGGTTTGTACGATGCGGGGATTATTTCAAAGGATGAGGCCCGGAAGCGCATAGCAGAGATCAACAGGGAGCTGTCGGGACTGGGCGCCCACATCAAGCCGGTGAGGCTGGAGGTAGAGACGGACGAGATAGACAAGGCACGTGAGGCTATTCAGAACCTTGGATCTTCGTACGGCGGGACGAACCAAATGGGCAGCGGTATCGCAGACATGGTGAGCGCCTTGAAGCAGGTGCACGCTGCAAGCAAGGAGGCGAAGAACGACACGGACGGCAGCGGCAAGAGCTTCAACGCCATGGGCGGCTACGCGGCAGCGGGAGCGGCAGGTCTGGCCTCGATAGGCGGCGCGCTGCAACAGATAGGCGGTCAGGGCGACGCGGCCAAGGCAGGCGCTGTGATGGCGGCTATCGGTCAGATCGTTCTCGGATTTGCTACGTATACAGCGGAGAGCGCGAAACTGGGTCCATGGGGCTGGGTGGCAGCGGTGGCCGGTGGCCTGGGCATCGTGGCGAGTACGATAGCGACACTGAAAGGCTATGCGAGCGGTGGTGTGCTGACGGGCCCGACATCAAGTGGCGACAAATTGCTTTTCCGTGGCAATGCCGGGGAGATGATCTTCAACACGGCACAGCAACGGAGGCTATACGCTATCGCCAACGGGAACTATATGCCAAGACTGCCACGGACGGAGCAGGTAAGGCCTCAGGTGGGTAGTCTCGGTGGAGGAACGCAGGGGATCACCATACGCGTGGAAGGGAAACTCAAGGGCAACGACATGGAGCTCATGGGGAGCAACACACGGTCACTGGGGGCAAAGGTAGGAAAACGATGGTGAGGGGCAAGAGGGCCTCGCCACAGGCGCGGCAAACCGGACGGCTGACGCATACCAGGGAGGGACGCGGCGGCTTGTAAGCCGCCGAACAGAACGGAGCCGACCAAAGAGAACGGAAGAGCGAGAAGGCCTCGCCACAGGCGCGGCAAACCGGACGGCTGACGCATACCGAAGGCGGACGGCTGACGCATACCGAAACCGGACGGCTGGCGCACAAGGTGAAAGACGGACAGAACATAAACGAGCAAAACAACAGGAGACACGGGATGAAGATAGAAGGAAGTTTTGTGAACAGGAAAGGAGACACGGTGACGGTGACGATCAGCGTGGCGGGATCGAAGGCGGCAGACATGAGCATCGAGCCTGACGGGGTGCTGGAGTTCGCGGCTGACGACACGGTGGTGATAGACAGCGGGGTGAATGACTCGCTGGATGTGTGCCAACAGCATTCGTGCACGATAGCGCTACACACAAGGCAGTATGTGGCTCAGCTGTTCACTGAGGAATACAAGGACGGCAAGGTGGAGGTGAGCGTGAACGGCGTGTGCGTGTTCAGCGGATGGCTGGAGCCAAGGACGCTGAGCCAGCCATTCAACGAGGTGTATGACGATCTGTCGCTGCAATGCGTGGACTCACTGAGCGCGACGCAGTACAGCAACTTCTTGGACGTGAACAACTCGACGGGGTATAACTCGGTAGCGGAGAAGGCGAAAATGAGGAGCTTCAAGACGCTGCTGCTGGAGGCACTGAGCAAGGGCACGGACGGAGGAAGCTATAACGTATGGTGGGACGCGTCGAGAGAGGCGGGGACAACGGGCGACAGCGGGGGCGCCGCTGCAAAGCAGCAGCCTACGGAACCCAGCACTACCAGAACTACCGACGCTACGACCGCCGCAAGCACGGGGACAACGGGCGTAAGCACGGACACAAGCACGGCAAGCACGGGGACAACGGGCGCAAGCACGGACACAAGCACGGGGGCGACGGACACGGTGTTTGACGCGCTAAGGGTGAGCGACATGGCGTTTTTGGAAGAGAGCGCGGACGATACGGTGACGTACCGTGACGTTGTTGAGGCTGTGCTCAAATTCCTTGATCTGCATATCGTGCAGTACGGGAGGGACTTTTATATTTTTTCATGGGACACGCTGCGGGCAGGGACGACGAAGTGGACGCTGCTTGCAGGGGAAGGCGATGTGACGGGCGCTGCGCTGTTGCCTTCATGCACGGGGGTACCGACGGGTCTGACGGCCTTGAATGTGGAGGATATGGACACACAGCTTGACGTGCAGGAGATATACAACCAGCTGAGTCTGACGGTATCTCCAAAAGGATCGGAGACGGTGCTAAAATCGCCCTTGGACTCGTCGGGCAAGATCCCGGCCATGGGAGCACGTCAATACTACTGTACGGAATACGCGGCCGACGGTGAGGGTCAACATGCCGCCAAGGCGTTTTGGTCGCTGGTGAAGAAGCATGAGGACAACGGATTCGACTCTCAGGTGTGGAAAGACTACCTGGTGAGGGTGATGCGGAACGTGTACTGGAAGATAGGGAGCGGCAGCGGCGTAGGCACGGCGGTGAAAGACTGGGCGACGGAGACGGGGCTGACGTACCCGGAGGATGTGACGGACAAGCTGCGGAACGGTCTGGGTGCTCTGCTGCTGCAAGTGGGCAAGGTGGACCACAAGCCGGGCACGGGCGACAGGTCGAAGCAGGCGAACGTGAGCATGCAGGATGAGCTTGTGATCTCGGTGAACGGGAACGGGGACGACGCGTCGCCCTACCCTACCGACTCGGACATCCAAGGGTCCATGCCTCTGATGAGCTACACGGGTGGAGGCAGTTCATCGGTGTTCAGCCCGAGCGTTGCGGATGAGGCTACGGGCGGCTACCATAACTATCTGGTCATCGACGGCACGATCACGCTCTGCCCTCGGATGGTGACAGCGTTTGAGGTGGAGAAGGTGAGGAAATACAGCGACGGTGAGGCATTCTTCGACAATTATAACTCAGATTACAAAATCATCCCTTACGTAGGAGCGAGCACAAAGAATCTTGCCAACCTGTCTCCCAGCCGCGTGAACAAGGACGGGCGTTACCTGGCATTTGAATGGTGGAAGCAGGGAGCGCAGACGGGGACACGAAAGGGCTGGATCCCCTATACGGAGGACGGGCCGGAGGAATACGAGTACAAGAGCGCAAGCGGCAAGGACGAGGTGGACAAGGTGGATGTCCTTTGGTGTATGCTGAGGATCGGTGACAAGGTGCTGGTGGAGGACCGTAGCAAGAACGGGGCTATCAGCGCTTTCTCGTGGAGGACATACAAGGCACCGTCGGAATGCACGGACACGGACGAGTATCTGGAGCAGACGTTCACGATCGGTATAGACCCGAAGATCGGGGACAAGCTGATCGGTACGGACTTCGGCATCGCCACAAACTTTGACTATACGACGAACATAGACGCAGAGAAGGGCATGGCCATACCACTGCCCTACGACGCCAAGTTGCACGGGAACATGATCTTTGAGGTGTTAGGGATAGATAATCCGGTGTGGACCCATTACCACGTGACAAGGCACCATACGATGTTCAGGCACACGAAATACGGAACGGACGACATTCCTCTGATGGCCCACGTGAGCAGCATCGTCGTGAAGGACTTCACGGTGAAGGTGTACTCGGACGTGGAGGACAGCGGGGACGAGGACATCGTGTACATGAGCCGTACGAGCCATAAGTTCTACAACAAGAAGGATGACTTGGAAATGAAGATCCACAGCGGATTCACGGGTGAGGAAATTGCCAAATACGGAATGTCGGGGAAACTGATGTACACGACGGTGTGCGGCAAGGACGGTCTGGCCGTGACATCGGTCACGAACACGGTAAGCGGTACGGCGGACAAGGCGGAAAAACTGTACGTGGACGCTTACTACAAGGAACTGAGCAAGCCGCGGATCATCCTCACGCAGAACATACAATGCAGGGGGATGGGTGTGACGCAGACAACGAGATGGACGCATCCGGCACTGACGGGGCACACGTTCTATGTGCGGGACATCGGATATAACCTGATGGACGGGTCGGCGGCGGCAAAGCTGGAGGAGACGTTCTGAGGCACGGCAGAGCGAAAGGGCGGTGTCAAAAAATAGGGGGAAAGGCTGTTTATAGAAACAAGAGAAGCAGATGATAGGAATAGACATTATACGGAAGAAGAGGAAGACGGAGGGCTCGGGGAGCTCATCCGGAAACGTGACAGGCAACGGTATCAGTGTGTCTTCGGGAGGGGACGTGCAGAATGCGATGCACGCTGATGAGGCTGACCATGCCAACCGTGCTGATGAGGCTACACACGCTGCGTCGGCCAAGGAGATAGACGGTGGCAGCTCGGTGTGGAACACGATACGGACGTGGATCAACAACGCCACGGGGACACTGACTGACATCTTCCTGAGGAAGGACCAGGACGACAGCACCGAGCACAAGCTGACCATGGGGGCGGCTGAGGTGAAAGGCAGCAGCGCTCTCGACGGTGGCCTCACGGTGGGCACGGGAAAGAACCTGGAGGGTACGGCATACGGCATCGACAAGGACGGCGTGGCCACTCTGGCCAAGCTGGTGGCTGAATACTTGCAGAGTCCGGACTACAGCAAGGGTACGGGGCAGGGCTTCGACGGCACGGGGTATGGACTGACCAAGGACGCAAAGGGAAAATATACGCTGGAGATCGACAACCTCGTGGCGAGAATGAAGATGATCGTGGCCGAACTGGAGGTGCACGAGATGAGCTTCATCGGGGGCACGGTGGTGATGAGCGCGTGCGGCAACCGTGTGGCCCGGGTGGAGGCTATAGACGGTGATGGCAGCTGCATAGCAGCAGCCTACGAGACTCAGCCCACGCTGGTGATACCGGAGGGGAAGGTGGCGGACAAATTTCGCTGCTATTTTCTTGCGACGGACGGATCGCAGAGCGTGAAGAACGAGTGGACGGTGGGTCAGCTGGCACGGTGCAAGACGAACAACATAGCGAAGCCGGGGGACTACACGAACTATGAGAACCGGGAATACTGGCGGCTCGTGGTGGGTGTGTCAAAGGCTCCGGTGACCGTTGAGGGCAAGAGCTACCACTATATAGAGCTGAGCAACTCGACGAGTAAGAACATCGCACTGACGGACGCGGCAGGAACGGAGCGGCACGTGACACTGGGCGGTGTGTGCGAGACGATGGCGTCTCTGCCTTATGCCGGTGACTATATCGTGGGAATGGGGCATTGTTGGGACACAGCAAAACAGAACGTGGCGATACTGTCCGTGGCGTCACTGGGATGGAGCATCTATCAGGGTATCGACAACTATGACTTGCCGGAGGCGAACATCGTCAACAAGTTTGGCATAGACAAGAGCATCATGGCCACTGACCGTCTGATTCTTAGGCCATACGCGGCGCCGAAGGAGAGCCAGACGGTGGCTGTGGTTCGCGGGGCGTATTCCGACGATACATATTACGGCCACAATGACATGACGACCCTTGACGGTCAGTTGTGGATAGGCGCTGGCATCGAGATAGGCAAGACTATCAAGGGTGAGAAGCCGTCGGCAACGTCGCCATACTGGAGCCTTGCGGCAGCTAAAGGTATTCAAGGCGAGAAGGGAGACAAAGGTGACAAAGGTGATAAAGGAGAAAAAGGCGACCAAGGCATCCAAGGCCTGCAGGGTTTGCAAGGCGAAAAGGGAGACCAAGGTATACAAGGCCCGAAGGGCGACACGGGTGCAACGGGTGCGACTGGACCGCAAGGGCCGCAAGGCGAGAAAGGCGCAACGGGTGAAAAAGGCGAGAAGGGTGACAACTACTCCGTTGCGTTCCTTCTCAATGGTGCCCGTGTCGACGTGCTCAACTTCGACGACGTGCGTACACTGGCAGATGCTACCTTTGAGGCAGACTTTTACAATCAGGGTGCGGCTGTAGATGTTCCAAAGGCAACGCTGACCTGCTATGACAAGGAGGGCAATGTACTCGGCTCTCCAATTGAGATAGCGGGTGCAAGCAACATCGTAGCCGATGGCGGAAGTCTTTATCTGAGCAAGGACTGTAAGACGATAACGGCCGTGGGCAAGGATACAAGCGGCAAAGTGCTCTTTAGTAATTCCGTGGCTGTTATCCGTAGTACCATTACCTACCGCCTCATACCGATGTCCGACTGCTCGGCCACTATCAAGGCTTTGGGCACATCTACCAATGCGACGTTCAGCCTCTCTTATAACCTCCATTACAAGGTCGCGAAACTCGTTGGAGACAGAACTGATGATGCTACGATTGCCACTATCGCAGCCACTATCGAAGGAACTGTCAAGACCACGACGGTCAACAATACCGAGGGCACACTGAGCGGTGTAGGTACTCAGAGCTACACCAGCGACAACCGACCCGCCGACAGTATCCCCGTGACGGTGACACTCCGTGATGGCACCGTACTTTACGACAATGTGAAGATTACGATGGAGGCAGGAGTGGCTATTGACATCAACAACAACATCGGTCATATACAGACCACTGTTGCCGAGAAAGCGGATATTTCTACCGTTACGCAGACGGCGACCGATATTTCGCTCAAAGTGTCGAATATGAAAGGTGATCTTGCGGGTACGGGTATCGACATCGACGCAAAGACGGTGACGATGACGGGTCAGCAGTTTGTGTGGCAGAACAAAAGCAGGGTGAAGGTTGCCTACATGGATGACAACGGCAACGCTGTTTTTACCGGTACCGTCTATGCGTCGAATGGTAGCTTCACGGGTACAATTACGGGCTCGACTATAAATGGCGGAAAGATCAATGGCTCTGTCATCATCTCGACATCGAGTGACGGCAATAGCGCGACGACGATAGAAGGAGGAAAGCTGAAGACAAATGATTTGGAAGCTACGAATGGAACGTTCTCTGGAGAGCTGAAAGGCGTGAGCGGCACATTTACAGAACTACGCGCTGAATCAGGCAATTTGAACTCTGTGAGAATCCTTATGGAAGGTGATGCTACCAATGGGGGGCGGCTTAGCTTTGTCGGTAATATCGGCAACATGGCTCACACATTCTATGGAGGAAATATTTTTTCCACAGGAGCTGAATCCGGACATCGCGGGCGCACTATATTACTTATCAGCAACAACACGTTCACGTTGGTTTGGACAGGATACCCGACCGATCCTCCTTATGTTCCTACGAAGCAATTAAGTATGCTAAATGATAATGG